AGCCGTTGTTGGGGCAAGAATGGCGAAAGTAGCGGCTGATACAATAGCATTAGAATCAGCACAAACAACTGTTGCAAAAGCAAAACCAAGTGATATTGGTAAAGTTATAGCTGCTCAAACTACTCAACAATTAGGAGGTACTGCGGGTTTAGGTGCCGGATTATTAATAAAATCTTTAGGATTACAAGATTTATCTGATGCAATAACTGAATCAAAGAGATTAAAGGAAGAATTAGATAAACAAACTGCTGCACTTCAAGATGATATAAAAAAATTATCACAAAATCCTTTTGGTGTAGCATTGGCTACAGGAATGGAAGGAATACAAAGTGGTAAAGGTAAAAATTATGATTTATCTGATGAGATTGCCAAAATTGAAAGAGAGATTGAATTAACTGCCAAATGGGCAAATGAAGAATATAGACTTTATAAGCAAAGAGAAGAATTTGCTAAAAAGAATTTATCAATACAAAAGGCTGATGTTGGAGTAAACAATTTTAATGATTATTTATTTGCGCAACAACAAAAGCAAGAGAAAAAACAAAATACTCCTTTTGAAGATATAGCAACAAATGCTCCTAAAATACCAGCTTGGATGAATGAATTTACTGAATCAGTAAATAAAAACGATGCTGCTATTAAAAAGGAATATCAAGACTATAAAGATTTTTCAAACCTTTTATCTAAAACATTGACTAAAGATATAATGGGTCTTTGGGATGCAATGCAAAAAGGAGAAAATATAGGAGATGCAATAGGGCAAATGTTTAGTAAACTTGCCGAACAAATAGCTGCGGCTGCTTTACAAGCTGCTTTATTTACTACAATTTTAGATTTGGTTAGCGGCGGAACTGCCGGAGGCGGGGCAAGTTTTGGAGATATGTTTAGTCAATTATTAGGCATTCCTAAATTCGCTGAAGGTGGGGTTGTTTCTAAACCTACTCTTGGAGTATTTGGGGAAGCCGGTCCTGAAGCAGTAATGCCTTTATCTAAATTGGGTAATGTAGTTTCTAATTCATTTAGCGCAGGTTCAATGAGTGGTGGAAGCCAAATGGCAGGAGGACAATTTACTTTGCGAGGCAACGATTTAGTTTTAGCTTTGCAAAGAAGTAATTATTCATTAGATTTAAGAAGAGGAGCATAATGTCATACGCAAATAAATATCAATCAACATTCGCAACAAAAAGTGGCAAAACGGCTTATTTGTATTTGGCTGAAGATGGTTATGTAGGAAGCGTTATTAATTATCAAGGAGTACACATAGACTTAAATTATATTCCAACTTCAGATGATCCATTTGAGCCTATTTATGCAAGTCAATTAAACGTAGTAATAGATATTACTGATGATTTGGTAGATATGCCAAATTTGGTCACTTTAAATGATAGGAAATACCACGCAAAACTTTACATTGATAGCGATTTAGAGTGGCAAGGTTGGGTTTTGAGTGATAGCGTACAAATTAACTACTCAACCGGCAGAAGACAATTAAGTTTTAATGCCGTTGATGGCTTAGGTATTTTAAAGGATATTTTACTTCCTATTTCGGCTTCAACAAACATTAATGAATTAAATTCTCTTTTATATTATATTAATTTGAGTTTAAACTCAATAGCATTTCCTACTAACCCAAATTTAAATATAGTTTGTTCTTATTTTAATACAGGTATGGATGATAGAGGAACGCACACTTATAGTGAACCTTTTTCACAAACATATTTAGCAAATAGAACTTTTGTTTCAAATTATGTTTATTTAGATTGCTTACAAGTTTTAAGTAATATAGTAAAGTCTTTTGGTTGTAGAATATTCCAAGCAGGAGGCAAATGGTGGATTGTAGCAATAAATGAATTTGCAGATACGGGAGCTTATTATACGCAATATGATTATGCCGGAACAGTTGTATCAAGTGGCACAATAAATACTTTAAGTACAATTCAAGGTTATACCGGTAATACAAGTGGACTTTATTTTATAGACAATTCTCAAATGAAAATTTTAAGAAAAGGCTATAATATGTTACAACAAAATATTTCTATTCAAACTGCCGATAATTATGCTCCTAATGGCAATTTTAGACCTTATACGGGTAATATGGTTGCAAATTGGGATGTTGGTGCCACAGGAACAGGAAGTAGCGTTACAATAATTGATAATGCTTCTTATGATTCTGCTCAATATAGACTTATAAGAAGTTCAACTGGAACTGCATTTATTGAAATTGGTATAGCAAGTTCAGGACAACCGGCAAGAGGTCCATATATTAACGGCAACAACGCAATAGATGTTTCTTGGATATTTCAAGGACAAAGTTTGGGTTCAAGTCCAAGAGCATTGGTTTATTTATACATAACCGATGGCACAAGCCAATACAATTGGAATGGCACCGCTTGGATTTTGAATAGTGTTGGAACTTATCTAACAATTCCGGCTTATTCGGGATCAAGTGGTAATGATGTAAATACTTATAGTTTTAAAACTGCGCCTACTCCAATTGCGGGTCAATTATTTTTTAAACTTTCTTTAGAAGCAGGAACAGGAACATTTATACAAATTAGCAATTTTAAAATATCAATTACTCCATTTGCAAGTGAAGTGAATTATTTTGGTTATTTAGTTAATACTACATCTTATGTAAAAACAACTGACATTCCATATGGTTATGCCGTACCTGAAACGGGAACTGCTCCGGAGTTAGGGGTATTTTTAAATGCTTCGGGTGCTTATATGGATAGTTGGTACGAATACGGAACTGCAACTTATTATGATTCAATGTTCTCTTTATTGTATCAAAAATATATGAACATATTTGGCAATAATATAGTAAATATTGATGCAAGTTTAAGTTCTTGGAATACTGCTAACGGGTATTTAAACGCTGCTAAATTATTTAAGGCTGATGATACCGACCCCGCTCAAATAAATGTTAGTGCAAATTCATATATGTTAGGTAATTCGACAATAAGTTATCCTAATGATGAAACTAAGGTTACATTATTGCAAATATCAAATACTCCAATATCTGCGACCTTTGGACATACATTTACTTACAATACCTTTAATTAAGTTAAATTTGCGATATGATTAATAAAGTTTCAGGGAAAAATATAATGTTATACTATCACGACCAAATTTCCGGTAATGATATTCCTTTTGCTTGTTCTACAAATTGCACTTTTAACGTACAAGTAGGACAAAAAGAAGTAACAAGTCAAACATCGGCTTGGTATAAAGAATATAAAATAGATATAGCATCTTGGACAATAAGTTGTGATGGTTTAATTACATTAAGTAATTATGGTTATTTATTCCTTTTGCAACAACAACAAAATAGAACAACGATTCAAGTAAAGTTTGTTATTGATAACGGGGTAGATGGTTTAGTTATTATTTCCGGCAATTGTAATCTTACAAACCTACAAATAAACGGACCTTATAAAGATACTGCAACTTATTCTTGCTCATTACAAGGAACGGGAGCTTATGGTACTTCAGGAACAACAGTTACTCCTTCAGGAACAGTTATCGTAGCAGGTGGGGTTGTTTATGATAAACAATATACTGCGGCGGGTGGCGAAACAACAATTACTTATACGGATATGATAGGCAAAACTTGTCTTTATGTTTCTCGAGGTGGCGTTGATGTGAGAGATATTGTTTCAAGTGGAGCAACAGGAGAGCAAGTAGGATTTAATCAAACTACGGGAGTATTAACATTCCCAAGATCGTTAGAAAGCGATGAATTTATAAGAGGTTTATTCCAATAAAATATTAAAGATGAGTCAACAAATACAAATAACAGGAGGAGCAAAAGTTAGGAATTTAGATGGAGTAATAACTGGTTCAACGGGTGTTCTTAATAGTTTACCAATTAATGGAGCAAATGGTATTCCTCAATTAGATTTTAACGGAAAGATTTTAGTTTCACAATTACCTAATTCAGTAATGGAATATAAGGGTATGTGGAACGTGGCTACAAATACTCCGTATTTAGTAAATGGAACGGGGAATGCCGGAGATGTTTATTTAGTAACGGGTGCGGCTGCCGGTGGAACATCGCACGACTTTGGAGCAGGTGCTATAACTTTTTACAATTCGGACCAAGTTATTTATGACGGCACAAATTGGGATAGAGCAAGTGGTTCAAGTGGAACAGTTACTTCAGTAGGTTTAACAATGCCTTCTGCTTTTTCTGTTAGTGGTTCTCCTGTTACCAATTCGGGAACATTAGCAGTTTCAGCTTTAGGAACGACTTCTCAATATATTAACGGAGCCGGTGGGTTGACTACATTCCCAAGTTTAACGGGATATGTGCCTTATACCGGTGCTACAAACGATGTAGATTTAGGAACACATAAATTAACTTTAACTGATGAGCAATTTAACCCATCTTCAGCACCTTCTTATTCTGAAGGGGAAGTATGGTACGATTCAACTCAAAAGGCTTTAGCATATTACAATGATGTAACAAATAACACTTTACACATTGGGCAAGAGGTTCAATTAAAAGTTTACAATAACACAGGTTCCACAATTGTTAAAGGTGCGCCTGTTTATATTACTTCAACTAATAGCGGGTTTACTTATCCATTAGTGGCTTTGGCAAAAGCAGATACTTTAACAACTGCTAACGTAATTGGGGTAGCAAATCAAGATATTCCAACATCAACGGCGGGTTATATTGTACTTTCAGGGTTGGTAAGTAACATAAGCACAGGTTCATACACAGTTGGAACAGTTTTATATTTAAGTCCTTATTCTGCGGGTCAATTAATGAGTACAGTTCCACCAACGGGATATGCGGTTCGTGTTGGTGTGGTTTCTTATTCAAATAGTCCTAATGGGTCTATTTATATTAATCAATCTAATGCTTATTCAACGGCTGCAAGTATTGTTGGAACGATACAAATTTCTCAGGGTGGAACGGGAGCGACAACTGCCGGTGTAGCATTAACAAATTTAGGCGCAGCAGCTTCAAGTAGATTAATTTCAACTACAACTCCTTTACAAGGGGGCGGAGATTTAACGGCTGATAGAACTTTAAGCATTTTA